CCTGTTGGCGAAATGTTTGGGGTGCAAATATATGAGATGACTCATAGAAACACAAACCAAAAGGTTTATGTCTCTGTAGAGGAACTGTTAGTATGAGCGAGACATCAGATCTAATTAAAAAGAGCCATGCCAAAAGAGGTGCGCCTGGTACTCTAAAAAGAAAAGTAAAAGGTAAGATGACTCTTGCCAAAGCCAGAGCGTTAAAGAACAGACCAGGAGCAACTACAATGGATAAGAAACAAGCAAATTTCTTTATCAACATGCACTCAGAAGATGTAGCTGCTGTCAACACTGGCTCAATACCAAACCCTGCTACAACAGTCATGGGTAAAAAACCTAAAGAGATAAATGTAACAGATCGTAGACGTAAAAAAGGTACAACTGTATTGCTAAAACGTTTTAGGAAGTTTATAGACCAATGATTAAATTTAAAGATTACACTGTTGAGCCTGACTCACTAAACGAGAATGCTCTTAAGGCTTTAAGAGTTGCAACTAAAGCACACAAAGGTCAATTCAGAAAGAGTGGCGGTGAGTATATTGATCACCCTAAAGAAGTTGCTCGATTTGTAAAACAATTTAAAAAATCAAATAACCTTTCTGCAATGATTCAAGCAGCTTATTTGCATGATACATTAGAAGATACTGATACAACTTATGCAGATTTGGTTAAACAATTTGGTGCACTAGTAGCAGACATGGTTCAGCAACTAACTACAGACAAAGCAGCATCAGACGCGATTGGTAAAGGTGAATATATTGCTAACAAAATGGCTAAGATGTCTAGCTGGGCACTAGTTGTCAAGTTAGCAGATCGTCTTGCTAATGTACAAGATATTGATACAAGACCAGCTGCATTTCAAAAGAAGTATGCTGCTCAAACAAGGTTGGCATTAAAACGTCTCAGATCAGATAGATACCTCAGTAAAACTCATAACAAAATTATGAGTGCTATTGAGAAAAAAATTAAGGAATATTAACTATGGCTAAGCTATACTTAATTCTATTTCTTGCTACATTTATGAGTGGAGTCGGATATGCTGGCTACAGTTATTATATGTGGTCTCAAGAAACCATTGGCACTTTACGTGAAAATAATGTTAAACTAGTAACAGCAACAGAGACCCTCCAGGCAACTGTAGAGAAGATTACTGCTGATGCAAAAAAGAATGAACAACTAAATAACGATTTAACCAAAAGATTGCAGCAATCGCAAGAACACTTAGATAAGCTAAGAGGCGTATTTGCTAAGATCGATTTGACTATGGAGGCATTAACAAATGCACAAGGACTTGAAGACCGAGTTAACAACGCCGTTAACAAACTTATTGGACGGATCCAAGATGAAACTACTCCTCCTTCTGATAAGCCCGATGATGCTAGCGGGGTGTCTGGGGAGACCAGCGGAACCGACAGTAGTAGTAGCAACTGAGTATCAAGAACAAAATGTTCCTATTCAGGAAAGACCCAAAGCAGTAGAGTTTCCTCCTGTTGATTGGTTCGTCATTACTGAAGAGAATCTAGAAGAGAAGCTAGCTGAGATTGATTCTAAGACTGGCAATGTAGTCCTATTTACTATTACTCCAAAGGGTTATGAAAATCTAGCTATTGGAATTGCAGAGCTTCGCCGTTATGTGAAAGATCAGCAAGCAATCATTGCTTATTATGAAGAAGCTCTTACGGATGAGCCAGAGCCTCAAACTTCAGAAGAAAAATAAAAAAAAATATATTTTAAAATCCGGTGATTTTCCCCGTTTACCAGTTTGGGAAAATCCTATATAATCCTACCAACAAACAAATTAACAATACATCTATGGTGTACGACCATAGACGTCCATACATATATTCCAAAAGAGGTGCGCGATGCTAAAACCAGTTCCAACTAATCGGGAGCGGGACACAAGAGATCTTATGTCCCAAACTAAATTCTACGAAGGCTATTCCAGATGGGATGATGACAAAAACCGATATGAGATGTGGGACGAATCAGTATCACGTGTGATGGAAATGCATCGTGAATTCTATGCAGACAAGATGACACCAGAACTACAGCTGTTGATCGATGAGGCTGAGTCATCATATAAACTCAAGTATGCATTGGGTGCACAACGAGCATTACAATTTGGTGGCGATCAGTTACTAAAACATATGATGAGAATGTACAACTGTACCTCTACCTATGCTGACCGCCCAAGGTTCTTCTCTGAGCTATTTTACGTGCTTCTGTGCGGTGCTGGGGCAGGTTTCTCTGTTCAGTACCATCATGCTGACAAGATGCCAGATATTAACGATCGTAAGAAACAAGCCAAAGGTTGGGTAGTAGAAGATTCAGTAGAAGGTTGGGCAGATGCACTGGGTGCATTAATGTCTTCTTACTTTGCTACAGATCAACAATTCCCTGAGATGGCTGGCCGTAAGATTTACTTTGACCTCAATCAAGTACGTCCTAAAGGTGCAATGATCAACGGTGGATTCAAAGCACCAGGTCCAGAACCATTGCGTCGAGCATTAGACAAGATTGAACATTTGATTCAGTCTCGTGTACTTAAAGGTGAGAAGCGTCTACGTCCAATTGACATCTACGATATTGCTATGCACGCATCTGATGCTGTACTGGCTGGTGGTGTTCGTCGTTCTGCAACAATTTGTTTGTTCTCACCAGATGATCAAGATATGTTGACAGCCAAGACAGGTAATTGGTTTGTTGATAATCCACAACGCGGTCGTTCTAATAACTCGGCTGTGATTGTTCGTGATGAAATCAAACGTGATGACTTTAAAGAGATTATGACCTCTATCAAAGAGTTTGGAGAGCCTGGTTTCTTCTTTGTTGATGACAAAGACATCACAACTAACCCTTGTGTTGAAATTGGTATGTTCCCACAGATCGACGGAGAGTCAGGATGGCAGGGATGTAACCTTACGGAGATCAATGGTTCTAAATGTACAACAAAAGAAGAGTTCTTTAAGGCGTGTCGGGCAGGTGCTATTATGGGTACCTTGCAGGCTGGCTATACGGACTTTAAATATCTAACAGAAACATCAAGAAAGATCTTTGAGCGCGAAGCATTGTTAGGCGTGTCTGTGACAGGTTGGATGAACAACCCAGACGTATTGCTGGATGCTGATGTTCAGAGAGAAGGAGCTGAAATTGTTAAACAAGTTAATAAAACCGTTGCGGGGCTTATCGGAATTAATGCGGCGGCTAGAACAACGTGTGTTAAGCCTTCTGGAAATGCTTCCGTACTTCTCCAGACGGCGTCTGGTATACATGGTGAGCATTCTCCTCGTTATCTACGTCATATACAGTTAAACAAAGATACAGAGGTAGCACAGCTGATCGCAAAGACCAATCCATACATGGTAGAAGAGTCTGTGTGGTCAGCTAATGGTACAGACTATTGTATTGGCTTCCCTGTCATCTCACCTGAAAATTCATTGTATCGCGAAGACCTTTATGCAACAGACTTGTTGGAGAAGGTATCGCTGGTACAGAACAATTGGGTAGAAGCAGGAACCAATCATGAGTTGTGTGCTAATCCAAAGACACGTCATAACGTATCTAATACTGTAACTGTTATGCCACATCAGTGGACACAGGTAGAAGACTATGTGTATGACAACCGTCATAGCTTTGCTGGGATAAGTTTCCTAGCCGGCTCGGGTGATAAAGACTTTGCCCAAGCTCCAATGACTGAAGTTCTTACTGAACAACAAATTGTAGCCAAGTATGGTAAAGCAGCATTGTTTGCATCTGGATTGATTGTAGACACTCGTAAGCAAGGCTTCCGTGATTTATGGGAAGCAACTATGGTAGCTCAAACTCCACCAGAGTATCAAGGTGAAGTATCTGACCTGCGTGCTGAGTGGATCCGTCGATTCAATAAGTTTGCTGACAACTACTTTATGAATGATCTCAAAGAAGCAGAGTATTGCCTCAAGGATGTATTCTTACTTCACAAGTGGACAAAGATCCAACAGAACATTAATTCTATTGACTTTGTTGACGAACTGGATGAGAAGAGATTCACCGAGATTGATACAATGGGTGCAGTAGCATGTCAAGGTGGTGCTTGTGAAATTACTTTTTAAAAGTACACCTCGACTATATACTACGAATCATGAAAATTGTGTATATAGGAGATAAAAGCACATGGAAGAAGAATATTGGACAGAATGTGTTGCTTGTGATACAGAAACACAAGTGATTGTTTTTGAGAGTGATGAGCTTCCACAGAACTGTCCAATGTGCGGATATCCAACCAGCTTTACAGTTGTTGAAGATGACGACTAAATAGGCCTCGAAAGGGGCCTACTTTACTATGTGGTATTACAATGATGAGGTGTTCGAAGAAACACCTGAAGAGTATCAAGGGTTCGTCTATATGATTACCGAGATTGATACAGGCAAGAAGTATATTGGCAAGAAGTTCTTCTGGAAGCCAAAGATATTACCTAAAACTAAAACACGTAAGAGACGCGTCAGAACACGCGTAGAAAGCGATTGGCGTAAGTACTATGGCTCCTCTACCGAAGTGCAACAACTTGTGGAAGAAAAAGGTGTTGACAACTACCGTAGAGATGTGCTATACTTATGTCGAACTAAGGGTGAGTGCTCTTACTATGAAGCCAAGCTTCAATTTCAATATGATGTGTTGTTGAGCGATGACTATTACAACGAGTTTATTGGATGTAAGATACATTCTAAACATATAAGGAAAAATGATGATTCTGATTGATTATAATGCAATTGCTATTAGTAATGTGGTTGCGATGAAAATGGAAGTAGAAGAGGATATGGTTCGTCATATGATCCTTAACAGTATTAGGATGCATCGTGTAAAGAACAAAGCAAAGTATGGTGAGATAGTAATCTGTTGTGATGGTTTTAAGAACTGGAGGAAAGATGCTTTCCCTCCATACAAGCATAAGCGCAAGGATGCTCGTAAAGAATCTAAAATGGATTGGAAGGAACTCTTCCGTATTACAAATATGGTTCAACAAGAGATCAAAGATAACTTTCCATACAAGGTAGTAGATGTTGCTGAGTGTGAAGCTGATGATGTCATTGGCGTGCTAGTAGAACAAACACAAGAGTTTGGACAGCATGAGGAAGTAATGATTATCTCTGGCGATAAAGACTTTGCTCAATTGCAGAAGTATGAAAACGTTGCTCAATACTCACCTGTACAAAAAAAGTTTATCAAGACAGACACTCCTCGCAAGCAGCTTATGGAGTTGATCCTAAAGGGTGATACATCTGATGGTGTACCTAATGTATTGTCTGGTGACAATGTGTTTGTTGAAGGTGTACGTCAAACGCCTCTACGTCAAAATAAAATTGATCAACTAATAAACGATCCTAAGTCTATGGGCGAAGAGATATATCGTAACTATTTACGTAATAAAAAATTAATAGATCTGTCTGAGACCCCCGATTCTGTCAGAAAAGAAATTATATATAACTATAACAATCAAAAAGTAAGTGACAGAGGTAAAGTATTTCCATACCTCGTTGACAAGAGATGTAGAATGTTATTAGAAAGCGTTGAGGAATTTGTATAATGGCACACCACGTGACTAGACGAGTACATGAAGTGATTGAAATGGTTTCCAAAGCTAAGACTAAGGAAGATAAGATTTCCCTTCTAAAACAACATGAGACCCAAGCATTGAAAGATGTGCTTGTTGGAGCTTATCACACAAAGGTAGAGTGGAATCTTCCGCCAGGAAGACCTCCCTTTGAAGCAGCAGAGGAACGTAGTGTTCCTTCCAATCTTCTTAAACAAACTAGAAAGTTTAACGATTTAATTAAGGGTGGCCCAGGCGACAGTTTACCAGCCTTCAAACGAGAGAGAATATTCATCCGTTTGATCGAACAAGTCCACCCCAACGATGCCGAACTTCTATTAAAGATGGTGGCAAAAAAGCAGCTGGCTAAAGGCGTAACTAAAAAACTAGTTGAGGAGGCCTTTCCAGGACTGATTGATTAACCTTCAAAAAAAATGAAAATACAAGGAGATGTGTATGACTGATTTTCAGCTTTCTGTACTTCAACAGGACTCAGAAGAACTTCGAGAGTATATAACAGAGTTAACGCAAAAGGGCAAGGACGCTCTTGTGACAAAGTTATCAAAGAAGTTAGAGTTTCTAGAATCACGAATTGCTGTTCATATCTAACATACGGAGGGTGTAACAGTGGCCAGCTTCGGCTGGTCACAACTACTAGGAAATTAAATGCCAACTTATACAATGATTAATAAAGAAACCGGCGAAGAGCAGGATATGGTTCTGTCTTTTGCTGAACGAGATGAACTTCTTGCTAAAGGTAATCATACTCAAAAACTAACCACTGCTAAAATTGTTTCAGGGGTTGGAGGCACCGCTCGTCTAACATCTGATGGGTGGAAAGATAAATTGAGAGAGATTAAAAAAGGCTCTGGTAAAGATAATACGATTAATATATAATGTCTAAACGTCATAAAACTTCACACAACTCTTTGCAGGTTAGGCTTGACGATCTGCTAGAGTATCACCCTATTACTAAAAATCAGGAACTAACATATGATGCTTGGGAAGACGATTACAATCTTGTTCTTACTGGATCTGCTGGAACCGGAAAAACATTCATGGGAATGTATCTTGGGCTCGAGCAAGTATTAGATGCAAACACAGAACAAGATAGATTAGTCATTATTAGATCTATGGTTCCCACTAGAGAGCTTGGCTTTCTTCCTGGAACGAAAGAAGAGAAAGAAGATGTATTCACATCACCTTATAAGGCCATTGCTAATGAACTGTTTGGCGATACAACTTCATGGGGTAGAGCAGTAACATCTAAGAAGATACAATTTGAGTCTACATCTTTTATCCGTGGACTTACATTAGATAATGCTGTAATATTGGTAGATGAAATGCAGAACCTTTCTTTTCATGAATTGGATTCTGTGATAACAAGAGTCGGCAAAGGCTCAAGAATTATGTTTGCGGGAGACTATCTGCAATCAGACTTTAAGTTTAAAGATGAGAAAGATGGAATAATTAAGTTTCTAACAATTGTGGAACAACTAAAGAAGTTTGAGATTATCAACTTTGGTTGGGAAGATATTGTTAGGTCGGATTTTGTTAGAGACTATATAATGACAAAAGAAATGTTAGGAATGGAATCATGAATTTTACAATCTATGGTAAAGAGATGTGTGAGTACTGCGACAAGGCAAAAGAGATGTGTCGTCAGTATGGGTTTACATTCGACTACCATCCGATTGATGATAGGTTTGCAGGTGAGACGAATTTTGACACTCTCAAGGAAAGAGCTGCCAAAGAGAATCTTACCATCAAAACTGTGCCAGTGATTTGGCATAACAATAAGTTCATTGGTGGTTACAATGACCTTATGTCTTATATTGAAAACACTAGAGAGTATGGCCAAGGAGGGTTCTGATGGCTAAGTTTGGGCGCTACGATCCACGCAACAAAAAGAAAGACCGTAACAAAAAAAACTCACTCGATAAAGATTGGAAAATTAAATCTACAGTCAACGAGACTCAACTTCCTGGTTTTAGTTTGAACGAGGTTATGTATGATCATTATGAAGGATTTGATGAAGATGGACCTGAACAACTTAATGGATAGAAATCTGTTTGACATCCTCAATCTTAGGACACGATATGAACAAATTGTATCGTTTCGAAAAACCTATGACTTGCCCAGTTATAGTAGCGATATAGATAGTCTATATTACTTCATTAATAATGGCGCAAAGAACAATCGCTTTCGTAAGCGCTTTGATGAAGCAATGATAATTGCCAAGGATATTATAAAAAGTTATGAAGATGAAAAGATTGATCTATCAGGTGTACACAGGCAAGCAGAGTAAGCTCTACAACCACTGTACACAATCTGTTGCTAATTATGCTAGAAGACTAGGTGTGGACTACAAGGTCCAACGCACCCCTATCCTCATGATAAAGCCAGATCCGTTTACAACCAACAGGAGTAAAGAGTCGTATGAAAAATATGGTGGCTTCCTTCCGATCTATGAGAAAGAAAATGCTCTCGGCTTCTTGGACTCATACGATCAAATTGCTATTATTGACGCTGATGTTTATATACGCCCTGAGTGTACCGAGTCAATTTTTGATGCTGCTGGTACTGATGTTGACTTTGCTGGTGTACTAGAAAGAGATATGCCTTGCACATCTCAGTATGTGGCTAAGATAGCTAACTACTCTCGTATGCAATATAGCATGCCAAATATTAACCATTTGTTTGATTGGAAGCATCCAGGAGGTGCAGATTTCTATAACATGGGAATCATGGTACTAAACAAATCAATATCCAAATATCTAAACGGACAGACTCCATTAGAGTTTCTTCGCCGGCCAATGTTTAAACCATTCGTAGATGGTATTGGAGCTTGGAAGTGGTCTACCGATCAAACTCTACTCAATGTGTGGGTAAAGAATGAAAAGATGAAAGTAAAGAATCTACCTTTCAAATGGAATGGTTTGTTTACTGGAATAGAAATGAGTAGAATAAAAGAATGTAACTTCATTCACTTCTTCCTGAAGGATAAGTTAATTGATAAAGGTGAGAACGTAGAGGAGTTAATGAAGTATGTATAAACTATTCATTCATATTCCAAAGAACGCTGGTATGACTATTAGACGCAGTCCAATGCTTAACAATAGAATTATGTTGGCTGGAAGCAACATACACAAGTCACCAGAGTATTCTCAAGCTGTATTAGATAAAATGAATTCATTAGGAGATCATCATGGCTTTGAACATGCGAGGTGGCGTGATGTTCATCCCTCAATACGTGACAGAAACAACGCCTTTGCTGTCATTCGCAATCCTTGGGATAGGGTTGTTAGCCGCTACTTCTTTGCTAAGAAGGTAATTGAAGTAGAGAAGAAAGTGAGTAAAGAATATGCAGATGTTAGTTCGTTTGAAGCATTCCTTGAGGAACGCCACAAGTGGGGTAGTGAAAAGTATATGTGGCATAGGGCTGTTCGAGGTTGGTACCCTGCTTTTGATCATGTTAGTGATGACAGCGGCCGTGTACGTTGTGACATTGTTCGGTTTGAGAATCTTAACGACGACCTATGTGAATATTTTAATATAGCTGAGATGAGCAAAGCTCGTAATGTAACAGCAATTAACAGTGGTACATACAGAGATGTATACACACCAGAAACAATTCAAGTTGTAGCGGATTGGTATAAGAAAGATATTGAGCACTGGGGCTACGACTTCGACACAGGGCCAGCAAGGAACACAATGTATGCTTGAACACCTATTCAATAGAGCTGGCTGCGATAAGTCAGCTAAACATCAATATCACACTGTATACGAACCAGAGTTTGATACGTTAAGAAACGAACCTATCAATATTCTTGAAGTAGGTGTGTTCAAAGGTGACAGTATCAAAGCATGGCTAGAGTTCTTTCCTAATGCAACAATATATGGAATTGACATTTTCAAACGAGTGCGTCCAGAAGAGATTGAAGTTCTGAACCATGAAAGAGTAAAGTGGCTCAAAGGTGATAGTACTAATATTGCAGTACGAGATATGGTAAAAAAACAGTGGCCAAGAATTCGTTTTGATGTTATAATAGATGACGGACTCCACACTCCAGACGCTAACGCGAAGACATTGCATAATCTATTTCCTCTGTTGAAGAAGAATGGTAAATTCTATGTTGAAGATGTTTGGCCTTTGGATGTAATGACAACAAAAGAGATGCAGCATTGGTGGGTTCAGAAATATCCAGAACGGTATAATATTTTAGAGATGAATAAATTCTTAAAAGAATTAGATGGTAAACAAACAAAAAGGTTTGACCTTAGGAAACAATCTGGGCAACCTGATAGCTATATTATTAGAGTACAATGAAAGCATATGCAATTGTTATAAAAGGTCATAGAGTATCAGAGGATGCTTATGCCACCCTTATAAAGTCTTCAGAATCAGTTGGTAATAATTTTAAGATTAACAGGTTTGAAGCTGTTACTCCTAAAACAACAATGGATGTTATGAAGGATAATAAAATTCAATGGAATTATCCTTGGGTGGGTAAAGAACAATGTCTTAGAACAGGTCTTCTTAAATCATCATACAAGACGGATAACCCAAAAGCAAGAATAGCCTGTGCTTTAAGTCATTATCTTCTATGGAAAGCATGTAAGGAGACCAACGAGCCTCTTCTTATTCTTGAACATGACGCTAAGTTTGTAGAGAAAATAGACTTTGATATAAATGATGCCAATAGCTTTATAATAGGAATCAACAATCCTTTAGGAGCTACAAGACGTTCTAGAGAGTTTTATTCCACAATTGTTAATAATGTACGATGGATACAGCCTGTACCAAAGATTGATCACTTTGATATCCCTCAAGGGTTAGCTGGAAATAGTGCATATATAATTAAACCCAAAGGAGCTGAGATAATGCTCAATCTAGTTAAGGAGCATGGCTTATGGCCCAATGATGCTCTAATGTGCCGGCAGTTGGTTCCCAAGTTATCTGTTACTAAGAAGTTCTATACTCAGATACAAGGTACAAGGAGTACAACAACTCTATGAAACATTATGTAATAACCATGTCCAAAACACCTCAGTCTGTTCAAGTAGCGGATCGATGTATTGAATCAGGAAAAAAGTTCGGGTTAGAAATAGAGAATTGGGAAGCTACAGTTCCAGATGAATTACTAATTCCTTTCTTAACCCAAGCTGGGTTAGAAAACAATGCGTTTAAAGAAAAGTATTCACGAGTGGATAATTGCGCAGCTGCGTTTCATTCTCATTGGTCATTGTGGAAACATTGTACAGAGATAAACGAAGAGATAACAATTTTTGAACATGATGCGGTAGTCGTTGACCATATTCCAAATATGGTTCATAATGGTTGTATATCACTAGGAAAACCATCATACGGTAAATTTAACTTACCACAAGGTATTGGTGTTAATCCTCTCACATCTAAACCATACTTTCCAGGAGCACATGCATATCGAGTAACTCCTAAAGGTGCAAAGTTGTTGATTGCCCAAGCGCAAGTATTTGCAAAGCCTACTGATGTGTTTTTAACTAAAGAGGTTTTCCCGTGGCTGCAGGAATATTATCCTTGGCCAGTCGAATGTCGTGATTCGTTTACTACTATACAACAAACAGAAGGGTGCTTAGCTAAGCATAATTATAATGGCAGCTACAAAATTATCTGAACTATTCATCACAGGGTGTGATAAGAACACACGTTGGATGTTACCTTGGTTTAAAGATAACTTCTATAAACATAATCCAGAAGCCAATCTGCATGTGTTTGATTTTGATGAGATTGGAACAGGATGGTTTAGCAAACCCACTGCTATGGTAGAAGCAAGCAAGCTAGCTGACAATGTGTGTTGGCTTGACACTGATTGTGAAGTGAGAGATGATATTAC